GCCAATACCGCTTCATCCCACTTAACAAGCGTGAGTGTAATAGTCGCAATCGTGTTTTGAAGCACCAACTCTTCAGGAGCCCCGCCGAAAAGCACCGTCTTGACCTCATGAATAATGTCATTAAAGGAAAACGATGGGAGATTGTCATTGTCGGAGTAGCCCAAAACCGTACCATCAATTGAGACTGCTGTGGGACCCGCTACTAGAATTGTCGCTGCCATTATGTTCCTTTGAGTATGTTCTTAAGTGACATGGCGATTGATCTGCCAATGTCCTGAATTTCGCGCTTCGTAGGCAAGAGAAAAGGACGGGCGGGAACCGTTACGCCACCCCACGCCATCATATAGTCCTTACCCTTACGCAAACCTTCTTTTCGTGGATTCATTCCGGTTCCATGCCCCCGCACACCCTTGGGGGAAATAGGGATGTAGTTGGGCTTGCTTGTCGTAAAGCCACGATCTTGAAACAACGCATACTTGACACCGCGCAGGGTAATCGTCATTCCGGAACCTGAAGAAGATCCTTTGGCGTTTAGGCTTCGTTCCATCTTCCCGGTATTTCGCAGCGGTTGACCACCATTGCGATAGGACGGGGAACGGACAAGGTATTCGGTTACGGTCTTTTCTGTACGGGTTACCGGGATGTGCTGTCCCCGCGCCCGTTGCTTTGCAGCCTTCGTAGGCTTCTTGTAGACCACCACGACCTCGTCACGGGTCTGCATCACGGATTCGCCCGAAACGGGCTTACGAGTCCAATGCTGCCCAAACATGGGCTTCAGGGGCTTGTGCTTAACCTCAGATCCATTAGTGCCGCGCCCCTCGTTGCGGTCAATGTGATTTGCCATCGCCTCTACAAACATCATGGCGATACCGTTACGCACCGAAGCGTTGCCAAGTGCCTTACGCACTTTGCCCGCCCAACTCACGGGGAGGTACTTCCGCGCCGGAATGGGAAGAACTGCGAGTTTGATACTTTGGCGTACCACGCGAGGTTAGATGTCGGGACAGCAGCCACCATCGGTTGACCTGCCGCCACATTGGAATCCACGGTTCCAAAGAGCATCTTTCCATCACGCAAAGCCTCAAGCATGGAATACGCTTGCTTGATTCGCTGCTCAATTGCCGGGGTCAACTTGGAGCCACGCCGTTGAAACAGGAACTCCGCAGCGAGATCCACGACAAGATTAATCATAAGCGGGTCATTGGCAGCGGAAAGAATGGTGAGTTCTGCTTCGCTGTAGATGCCGCCGACCCGGATGTATGAACGAACAATTCCGGTAGCCCGCTCAAGCGCGGTCGTAGTAATTGGGTTAGGACCCGGCATCGGTGTCCCGCCATCGCCACACAATTGCGCGATGATGTTGCTATCTAGCGTTGCCTCAAGATCCGAATAGGTGGCGTATGCGGTCATAAGGTTTCCTACAGAGCGGGGGGGGTGGGGACGAATCCCCACCCACCCCATTCCTGAGAGGCTAATTAGAGAACATTCAGAATCGCGTAGCCCGAAACCGGAGCCACAACAGCAGGAACGCTGTTGTCAATCACGCGACCTTCAACGCGGCGATTCAGCGGATCGCTGAACTGCTCAACCGTCATGTCTTCGTAAGCGAAGATTTGCAGGGTGCTGAACGAATTTGCACCCTCAACGCCAACGAGTCCACCCGGACGAGACAGGAAGTACGCGCCCGTACCAAGGCACGAAGCGTAAGTCGTTGACGCTGCACCACGCTTTGAAGTGATCTTCACGGAGTCATCGACAACAACATCACCAAGACCAAACAAGGTTGGAGGAATGCCCCAACGGCTGTAGGTATCAGATCCCTGCAAGAACTGCAAGGTGCTTGGGTTGTTGACCACATAAGCAGCGACTTCAGGAGACTGAGAAATAGCGGTTGCAACAGCGGGACTGATTACCATAATCAGTTGGTTTGGGGAAACCGCACCACCTGCTGAGAAGTTGACAAGCCGCATTACTTGTTGAATAGACTTCTGAATGTACTTGCCCGCTACGGTTGAGTCCGTCCATAGACCACCAACAGTTGTCCAACCCTGTGCGGTTACATTGGAGGCAGAGACTTGATTCTGACCCCAACTACCCGCAGTACCCAAGAGCGTTGCCGCAGCGATTGAACGCCGCGTCATTGCCAATTGAGCCTTGGTACGAGCGTGTTGAGCAACCACATCCCAAACCGACTGAGCGGCGGTTTCCTGCGGGATGTAGAAAGGGAACGCGTAACGCTGCGTTGTGTACTGAACGAAGTCAAACGAATTCTGCTTGCCAACAGGGCGATCATTGCCCAATGACCACATGAATTCATTTGGATCAGTAACGCGCATATTGTCCGTGACATCTTGACGCAGGTAGTAACCCTGCATCTTGGTTGTTGGAACTAACTGCGCGTAGCGGCTGAGTGCGAATGAGTTAACTGAACGCGTGAACTCTACCTGCAACGCTCCGGTTGCTAGGTCGTTCGTAGACGGGATGTAGGTCGAAAGACCTCCGCCAACTGCTGTAAATGCCATGAGAAATTTCCTTTTGTAAATTGATTAGAAGATAGGACCGCGCTGACCGAAGCGGAATGCCTTGATGATTGCCCCTACGGTTCCATCTTCAAGCGCAACATAGTTACTGACGGCGGTTGCACCCGTTGCCGTAATTGCTACGCCCGCAGTTGAGGGCATTAAATAAGCACCCGCAGCAACGGTTGCGCCCAATTCAATCTGAACCGTATTGCTAGGCTGAAGATTGATTGGCGAACCCGAAACTGAGTTCTGTGTTGCAGATGGATTATTGAATTGATAAACCGAACCATCGGTTACACCAATTTGCGGATCCGTAAGTGCTGCTGCGACCGCACCGACATACGCCGTTGAAGTCAACTTGACGAAACGGTACGGCAAGATTCCGGTTGAATCTCCGGTTGCCGTTGTGAGTTGTGGCATAAAGCCCATATCTGACATAGTGAATCCTTTCTATTGATTACCGCTTGTTGATGCGGCTGTTGACTGCCTTACGAAACTCTTCCGGCTTGCCCGCGAATTCGCGCACAAGATCGGAAACCTGCCGTGCGTCAAGATCGCCTTGCGGCATACTTGCGCGGCTCATATCAATGCGAACGCCCATTGGGTTCTGCGCGAACAACTCACGCCATCCCTCAATCGTGCTTGCAGGATCGGTGGCGCGTGACAGTTCTGCCAAGAGGCGCGGACGCATCTTTGACGGAATCGTGTAGCCATCCTGTTCCATGAGATCAAGTTCACGGCTGAAGCGTTCCTTGCTCAACTCCGACTTGATGGCGTGAAGTTCACGCGCCATTTTGGAGTTCTCGCGGCGAAGCGCGAAGGTGTCTGCTGCACCACGGCGCGAAGCCGGGAACATTTCCTTATCGTCTTCCTCTTCCTCTTCACCTTCTTCATCGTGTGAACCGATGTCGATGTGGATGCCTTCGCCACCCTCTTCAAGATCCTCTTCGCCGAACTGCTCAGACAACATATCGTCCGCAGCCATTTCGGTCTTGTCCTCTTCCTTGTCTGCTGTGCCGAAATAACTCTGCATTGAGCATTTCATTTCGTCCATCGCAGCCTTCAGAGAGTCGATTTCCTTACGGTAATCGTCTGCCATGTGCGTTTCCTTCTTCGTGTTGGGGACAAAAGTTGAAAGCCCGCCGCCGACTGTCCCCATGTCGAAGCGTAGCGAACGAGAGAACCGAACCAACTCACCCTTGCGGGTGAAGTGTGTATCAGGCAGAGGGCGGCGCGGAGTCTCACGACCCAACAGAGCAACCTCTGATAAATGGTTTTGATCTGCCCAAATCTCCGCACTCCTGCGCGGGAAGGCGTTCGTGGCAAGCAACTTGTCAAAGACAGGCTTCTCAACCTCGCAGTCACCAACGATGTAGCCGACACCATCGCGCTCGTCATAGCGCAGCGCGGTGAATCGACCAACGGATGACTTCGGCTCGTTGCCGTCCTTCTCATGCATGACTACGAGGCGCGGATGCGATCCTTTGGCCATGTACTTCTGAGTGCATGAAACGATCTCACGGACGCGCTCGTTGTCGAACTTCTCAAGTTCGGTGTCGTTGTCGCCATCAATAGATGGGTCATACGCACAGAAGACCTCAAGGTCGTGAACCGTTACCGTCTTGCCGTTGTCGGTGATTTGGTGCGATGGGTTCATAATTACATACCCTCAAAGCCATCTATAAGTTCTTTAGCAAGATCATGTGACCAAGCCGCGCTAGAACTCGGGCGATAGTTTGGAGAGGCGATCGCTTTGTTAGCCAACCTCATAGCGGTGTTGTCTTCAAACACATCAGGGTTGCCCGTCATAGCCAATTGGTAGTACCTACGCAACGCCATGTAATCAGATTGCGAGTACTCAAACTTCGCCTTCACTCCGGGGCGGGAATAATCAGTTGATTGAACAAGGTTGTTCCATTGGATATACGCCTCTCTAAGACGCAAATACAAACTGCTAAGACTTTGGCAATAACCAACTGCGTTGTTCCAATGTCCGTTTTTCAAGTGATCTCGCAGATTTGCTTCACTTGCTGAAATGCTTTTGTTAATTGAAGCAATACCTTTTCTGAGGTCTGCCTTTTTTAGATCAAGTTCTGTTCGCTCTGCCATCTTCGCCTTCACACCGGGGCGTGCTGAATAGCCCTTGTAAATCCAATTGTAAATAGAGCGCGGAATCACATCGCTGACAAGCGTGTCCATGCTGTCTACCCACTTCACAGCGCGATTGCGGTCGCCCGCTTTCACATACATCAGCACAGCGTTGAGTGCGCGTACATCTTCCTTGATGACTTTCGCGTCAACCATTTCATCTTTGGAATTACGAGCGGCGTACTTCTTGATTCGCTCAGCAAACGCAGAAGTATCAGGCGCGCCAGAAGCCGCTGCCATATTTGCCTTTGAGCCGGGGCGCGTGAAAATCGGTGCGTTGAGTCTTGCAAGACGAGCGTTGGCTTTAGCGAGAGACGATTGGAAATCTTTCATCGTCTGCGTCTTCGTTTGAATCTTGCCGACCAACAACTCTTTCTCAGATCCACTCGTCAAGCCCAACATCTTTTGAGTCAATCGGTTGATGTCGCTCTTCAATCGAAGGATTTCGTCCGACACAGATTTGTTTTCTTGCTCTATTGCTTTGTACTGATGCGGAGTTAACCAATCTGCAAACTTCGCCTTCGTGCCGGGACGCGCTGCTTTGTAATGACTGATTGAATACTCAGCAGTACCAACAGCGTCTTGAAGATCTTCGGTGTCGTAATCAGCGTTCGCGTTGTGCTTACCGTTTTCAAAGAACTTAACGATATACGAGTTGTAATCGCTGTCTCGGTAAATCTTCGCGCTCAAACCGTTACTGCCGGCAGGGACAGTCTTGACGAGTTTCATTCCCATCGTTGTCTTCGCGCCGGAACGAGAGTTGAAACGAGGATCTTTGCTTTGCATCATGTCGCTCAACTGCTTGTTTAACACTTGAATCTTTCCGAGCAGTTGTCGCTTTCTTGCAGGTTCTCGCGCTGCGTTCATCAAGTCACGAATCAAATTGATCTGCTTGCGGAGTTGTGCTGCGAGCGGATTTGGACCATCCAAAGAAACCTCGAACTTCTTGCTCACGCCGGGGCGGGCTAGTGAACCAAGGCGATTCGCGATTTCTTGACGAGTGTTGCTCATGCTCTCCATAGTATCGTCTTTCTTAGAAACCACCATATGTAGTGTTGAATTATCCGGAGATGAAACCGGGGTCGGGGACTGCGCCGCTGTCAATCAATCTTTGCCGCTGCCCGTTGTGCTTCCTAATGCCATCGTAATTCGGTCGCCCGTCTTCGGTAGCCCATCCGTTCGAAACGGCGGTGAACAAGGACACGGGAGCCCAAGAGCAACGGCAGTTGAAGCCGAGCGGGGCAGGGATTCCTTGGTTGTCAATCTGCTCTACCGTGGCAACATAGCCATGCATCGCCTTGTGGGTTGGGCGCGTCCGCTTGTCTTTCGTAGCCCGAAACTGCATCACAGGCACGAATGCCTTGACGGTATCGTCGCGGCAAATGTCAAGCCGACCCTGCGTCTGCGCCCGGTTTAGGTTGGTTCGGTAGACGGTTTCAAGACGAGCGGCTGTCAAGTCTGTTCCCGTGGCGATCACGCTCTGTTGAACGAAATCACCAACGCCGAGTTCAAGCAACTTCTTTCCGGCAACGGAGGTCGTGACCTCACCCTTGATGGTCTTCGCCAATAGGTTCCGGACTGACTCAATCTGCCGTTGGTTCATCCCGGTAACAAAGAACGTCCCCTGCACCACCGTTTGCACGCCCGGAGTCCGCCGCTGCTTCACTTCTTCGGGCAGACCGACCACCGCCTTCATGCCGGGAACGGGCTTTGGCTTGGCTCCTGCCGCCGCCGGGAAAATGATCTTGGCAAGTTCAGGGCTGCGGTCAACCATCTTCAGCAACGCCGTGGCTGCTTCGTCAGAACGCATCTCGCCCGCTGCCTGAAACGCATAGTCAACTAACGCGACCCAACGCTCACGGGTGATAGGCAGCAAATCCATGTAACGCTGAACGACCTGCTTTGCGGCTCCTCCCTCAAAGCGAAGAAGGAAATCCGGCATATCACGGTCAAACGTGACAGGCTTTGCAGGTTTCGGGACTTTAACCTTTGCCGTGTAAAGACTAGCGTGCGCGCCCGCCGCCCAAGAAATTAACAACAGCGCAGCCGTGTTGTTCTGCCACGTGTCCCAAGCCTCCTCGGGATTCTCATTAACAACCTGCGCTGCTACCGCAGCGCGGTAAGCCTTGTCGCCATCAGCGTAGATGGCTCGAAACAGATCAGCGATAGAACGCTGTGC